ATGCGTTTCTTACTCTTAACTGTGACAATACTGTCTATAATCGGAGCTGTCTGGTACAATAACAAACTGGAAACATCACAACAGCGAGAAAGCGAGTCTCTTGTTGCTGAATACGAAAAAGCCGAAGAGACTACCCAGCAGAAGATTGATAAATTGGATAAAGAAATGAACGAAGCATCTACTGCTATTGATCTAGAGGAGGATATTTATCAAAAAAAGATTTTGGCTTTGCAAGATAAAAGAAAATTGGAAGCGGAAACAAGTCAGCAAAATGCTGAAAGAGCTCTGCGAAGAAAAAAAGCAGCTTTAGAGGCAGCTCTTGTTAAAAGAAAACTGAACGCAGAAGAATGGAAAGCCACCTTAGCGACCTTTAAAACACGCCGAGCTGAAATCGCTAAGCTTCTGAAAGAAAACAGGGAACAAATAGCCTCCAATAATCAGAAACTGGCTGATAAAATCAGCGAAGACAGGAACGATATGGCAAAACGGGAAGACGAAATGAGAAGACAAGCCTCCTATAATCTTACCTACGAAAAAAAATCAGGGAGAGGAACTACTTATGCTATCATAGAGGCTAAGGAAGCTATGGTGAAGAAACATCAATCCATGACGAGAGCCGTTAATCTGCAAAATCAAAGACTCATGGCATCTATTTCTGACATGGAAAATGAACTTGTTCAAATGGATAGGGCTGAAGAGTCTTTCATGGATAAAAATTCTCCTCATAATAAGCCAATAAACGCTAATTTAGATCACTCCAAAGAATTTGTAGCTGAAATTGATAGCGCAGACCCAGAACAAGAAAAACTAGCCAATAGCCACAAGGAAACGCTAGAAGAATTACAGGATCAATTTGATAACGCAGAAGAGAAAAAAGCTAGGCTTGTAAGAAAATGGGAAAAAGAACGTCAAGAGTTCAACAAAACCAAAACAGAATTGAATAGGAAACATTACTCCGCCCGAAACAATGCACAATTCACAGGATATGGCATTATCGGACTTTTTGCCTTGCTCTCCTTTGTGTCTTTCTGTTTCTCCAACAGATATGGAGCTTAGATAGGATCATTTAAGCGTATCAAGGATTGAATACGCCCCCCCCGAGGTCAGGGGCGTTGGTGTTAGAGTGTTGCTGATGATTATCTCCGGAAGGGCGCATTAACAACACCACCAGGGCGCTTTTGTCTTTCCGTCGTGTTGGCCCACCTCTTAATGGCGTTAAGTTCTGCGTTAAAAGTACTCATATTGTTGTCCATTTGTTGTTTCAAGCCCTTGATAGCTTTCCTTGACGCAATACCCAACTCGGTTAATTTGGCAACATAGAGCTTTCCAATCTCACGCATTTCTTCTGGATCAATATATCCATCGGCTGCGGCAGCTTGGATATTTTTCCTTATTTCGTCCAAGGCTTTATTGGCTATAACGGATTGTTGATTCTTTGACCCCTTGCCGGTCTTGACGATCAAGCCTTCCACAAAGGTCTTGATAGCTTTATCGGCTTCTTGCTTCTGTTCCCGCTGAAGGTTCTTCAATTCACGTTCCCGTTCTTTATCAAGCTTCTCCTGGGCCTTCTTAGCTTCCTTCTTGTCTTCATTCTTCCATTCCTTTTTTCCTACCCTAGATTCTTTACTTCGCACTTGCTCATTTCTCGCTTCTTCTGTTTCAAGACGCAACATTCCTTTTTGAATAATCACACGCTCTTTCAAAATACCATTTAATTCTTCTTGGTGCTTTCCGGCCTCCTCTATTGCTGTTTTTTGTCTGGCTTCAATCTTTTGAAGGGAGGTTTTATATTCTTCGGTTCTTTGTTCGTCAGTAACAGGTTTTCCATCTTTGCCTGTACCGTAAGAAGGTTGAAACGATATACCTTCTTCTTCCAGTCTTTCTTTAATTTTATCAATACGAGAGTTTGAGTTATCAAATATCTTTTGGCTGTTATCTCTCGTATTTTGAAGTTTTTCCCTTTTTGATAACAAGGGTTCTAAAGATTGCTTCACAAGCGCCTGATTAGAAAAATCATTTGTCCTTGTGAAGAAATCCAATTGTTTTTGTAATTCTTCTATTTTCTCCTGTATTTTTGCAAGACTCCCGCCTGTTGCGTTAAGGCTATCTTTTGCAGAACTTTGTTCTCTAAATAATCCAGCCATTTCCTCTACAGTTGGAAGAGACATTTTCATATTCTGCAGGCGTGAGTTTTCTTCTAACGCGGTATTTCTTTTCCCTTCGGCATCCCCCTGTTTGTCAGCTAAGGCAAGGTCTTCCTCATGGGCGGTTTGAATCTTTGCCCGCTCCGTTATTCTTTCAAGCTCCTGATCCAAGAGCAAAAGCTTGTACTTTCTTTCATGCTTGCTGATTTTGCCGTCCTGGTACTGTTCTTCTACCTCAAGGCGCTGCATCTTGTTTTTCCAGGTATCCGCTCCCTGCTTCTCGGCAATCTCCATCTTGCGGAGGGTGAGCTGATATTCAATTTCCCGGGTCTGCTGCTGGTATTCGTACGTAATGTTTTTGACGTACTGTTCATACTCCCGGTTGACGACGTTGGCCGCATCCTCCTGTTTCGTTTTCTGGACAAGAGCAAGGCGTCCTTTTTCGGCATCCCTCAAATACTGGTTGATTTCATCATGCTTCCTCTTTGCCTTATCGGCGGCCTTGTCAAGTTCGTCGCTTTTGGCTTTGAAATGGTCAATCAGGGCACTAATGCCCGCGGTAAGCCCCTGGATCAGCAACATAGCCCAGCCCAGCGGTCCCATGGCCGTCTTGATGGTAGTACCGAACAAATGAATGAATGGAATGGCCCCCCGCAGGGAACTTGACATGCCGAGGATGCGCGTTGCCGCAATGGTGATTTGCCCGGCCATTCCCTTGACCTGACCGGCGGAAAGCTCCCCGGCATCCCCTGCCGTCTTAATGCGCCTTCCCAAGTCCTGGATGTTCTTCAGGGCGTCCGCCTGGGCCACGTTATCCCCAGCCTTCCGGGCCTCTTCCAGCTTGGAAATGTAGGATTCCAGCTCAGCCTGTAATTCCTCATAGGTGGCAGCGGTGCGGCGGTTCCCGGCTTCCAGGCGTTTGACGGTTTCCGCGGCGGCTTTCTGCTTCCGGGCCTCCGCATCCTCGGCCTTGTCCGCTGCCTTGTCGGCGGCGTCCATTTCCTTGTTGTAGTCGTCGATGATCTTTTGCAGGTTTTCGTCAAGGTCATCCCCCCACTTCGCCCCAAGGTCCAGGTTGGAAGCCCTATCGTTGAGGACTTCAAAGACGTCATCCACCTGTTCCAATTTCTTCCGGAACTCTTCAGAGGTAAGAACGCCATTGGTTACTTCGTCGATGAAACCAGTCAAACCGGGGTTCTCTCCGAAAGCGGCTTTCATCCGGGAACCGGCATTGGTCAGAGTGTCGGCGTATTCGTCAAGCTTAATCCTGGCGTTTTCCAGAGCTCTTTCCTGTTCCGGCCCTATACCTTCATTCATGGCGGCGCCGGTTTCCTCAGCAGCCGTTTTGACGTTGTTCAGGGCAGTAGTTACCTGGTCCAGGACTTCCGCGCTTTCGCCGGCTCCCTGGGCGGCTTCGCGAGTCTTGTTAATGGCCTCCGCGGTCTGATCGGCTCCGGAAGTATCGGCGGTTGTTCTGATATTGATGTTTAGTTCTTTGTCTGACATGTTCTTATTTATTGGTTGTTAAGATTCAAGCGGGCGTCACACAGAGCGTGCATGACCTCCCAGCGGGCGCTTTTGGGGACGTGGGGCGGACGGGGGTTTCCAACGCTGACCACGTCATAGGAGCGGGCGTAGTCCTCCGGGTCCGTTGTGACGCTGTCCCAGTTCCACCAAGACCAGCGCCCGGCCCGGTTCTCCGGCGTCCACGGGCTCACCAGCCGGACGCGATCATCTCCGCACAGGTCAAAGACCGTCCGGGCAATCGTCAAATCCTCCGGAGCCAGCGGGGGCAAATCGCGTTCCTGAAGGGCGGCCGCCAGTCTGGCCGCCCGTCCGCTCATGGCATAACAATTGCCATAGGCACCCCTTTCTGCGCCCTCGCAATGGTCAAGCCCGTATCCAGTGGAATACCAGTCAAGGCCGTCCCTCTCCATTTCCCGGAGCCATGCACCGGAAAGAAGCACCGTATCGGAGTCAATTTTGATAACGATGTCGTCAGGTGCAGCCCCTGCGGTCAGCGTGGAAATAATCCCCCGGACGCATTCCGGGCCGCGCAGGTTGCCGTTGCGGGGGAAGCCGCTCTGACGATACCGCGCCCCGTAAGCCAGGATGGACCTTCTGACGCTTTTCGGCACCAGGGCGGCGCAATCATCCACCACCGTGACCAACGCCCCCGGAAGGGCCGTTCTGGCGCACCGGACGCAGGCAACCGCTTCCTGGGCGTCCTCGGCATACGTAAAAATATAAATCCTGATCATGACTTTCCGGAGGGCCCAAAGGTTCCCGGGTGGATCTGCAAATAAATCGTGCCCGTTTGGTGTTGCACCACCTTGTTGCCGTCAATGGTGGCAAGGTGGAAATAATAATCGTAAGGGGTTTCGCGCTTCTCCGTGGCGAGTGTGACGGGGTCGGAAACGCCCCCCACAGCGGACAGGTAGGAACCGAGGTATTTCGTGTCCTTGTCCAACTGGACCTTCAGCCAGACTTCCCCGGAGGTTGTCGGGCTTTTTACCCAGCCGCCGGAACCGGCGCCCTCCGGCAGCATGCCCCCGATGTAGTTGCCGGCATACATGGCTTTTCCCTGCCGGATGTAGGCTTCATTCACCTTCCCAGCGTCGTCATAGGCAAGCCGGCATTGGTAGCCTACTTCAACGGCGCTGGTACCCATGGCCGGGGGTTCCTGGGCCTGTCCAATCTTGACGGACGGCCCCACGCTGGGAAGCTCCGGCTTTTTATCGTCCTGGACCGGGCCGGGGCTGCCCCCTCCGCCGTCCGGAACAATACCGCCGGCGGAACCGTCGCCGGAAGAGGTGGAAGCGGACGCCTGGGACGTATCCCGCAGGGCGGCGGCGAGCTGTTTGCTCTTGTCAATAGAGTCCTGAAGGGAGAGCTGTTCCGCGGCCCCTACCGTCACGTCAGACGCCCCCGTCTTGAGGTCGAGGGTTATTTCCTGGATGACGGAACGCATGGTTTCCCACTGGGGGCAGCCGCCCGTGATGGAGAGGCGCCCCCCGCACACCTGGTCAAAGTCGTCATGCACAGTCGCAGAGCCGTCATAGGGCATGACCCGCGTCGCCTTGTAGATGCTCTCTGCAAATTTGGCGTACAGGGCTGCGGAATTGTAGTCTCCGGCGTCTCCCGGGTTGCCGGGGTCAACCGGGCCGTCGCCGTTGTCCAGGTATTCCACCGTGCCCTTGTCGTCCATTAGGTACCGGGCATGGGCGACGTTGGTCGTCGTCACCTCAAACGGGATCAGCCCTATCCAGCGGTCGCCGCCGTCCGTGCGCCCGGCAAATTCCGGAAAATACTGCTTGGCCGTGGCGGGCGGATCCGTGGCGCGCAGCCGAACGTCTACCTTGACCTTGCCCCACTTGATTTTTGAGTTCTTTCCGTTGATTTGGCCGCCTATGAGCTCGTGAGAAATGGCGTTGCGGTCATAGCCCCGGTGCTCTGCGTCCGCGGGCGTGATAGGTACCACTGTCGGGAGGTTGGCAACTTCCAGGTTGGCGCAGTCCGCCAGGGCCGGCACCCAGCGCTTGACGCGGGCCAGCCATTGAGCTTTTGCCGCGGGGAATTTGTCACCCCTGACGGTCATCCGGGGAGCGTCATAGCCCAGCGTCCCAGTTTCCACGGGCTCGTGCTGGCCGGAGGCATCCGACACATTGAGCCCGCCCGGCACATCCACCTCCGCAGTGACCACATAAGGCTGGGACAGGGACGCCCCCGGAGGGTAGACGGCCACGGCTCGCTGCACATTGGTGCCAATGGAGGCGTTGCAGGTCAGCCCTACGGCAGGGGGCACCAGGTCGGGCCGCGCCTTGAGGGAAAGGGTGCTCACGTCCACGGCGGACAGGTCAAGCACCACGTCCGGCAGGTTGGCATGATCGGCGATGACCAGCGTGACAGCGTCGTCAGAGCCGTATTCAAACCACGCGGCCATATTGGGGCGCCACTTCTGCACCTGGATAAGCAGGGAGGCGTAAGTCTCGGAAGAGTAGGCAAAGGGTATCAGTTCGGCGTCCTCGTCAATCCGAAGGTCATACCTGATGGGAACCAGGGCCGTTTTGATGGCGTGGTCCAGGATGCCGGACAGGGCGTCCTTGATTTTGGCCGTGGCCTGTTTGACCTCGCTCCCATCGGTGCCGTATCGATATGAGGCAAAGATTCCGCGGGAGCGCCCATCGCTGAAATATTGGATGTTGGCGAGATTCCACCAGTAGTCATGAATTTTGATGTCCCAGCTCTCGGAAGTACCGTCAAGGGAGTGCTCCGGGTTGATGACCGGGCCAATGAGCAGGGTTTTCCCGCGCCAGACGACTTTCACTATTTCCCCCTCTTCGTAGGGGCATTCGGAAAAGCGGTCTACGGGCACGCGGAAGGAGACGGAGGCGCCCCCGAAGGAAAGCCGGCTGTAGGCGGGGCTTTCGGCGATGTCCAGGAATTCGCTGCTGGAAACGTCAAGGGTTTTCATAGGGGTTTGCCAAGAGTGAAGTTGTAGGAGACGATGAAATACAGCCCTGTCACTTTGGGTTCCGCGTCGGTGACGACGGCCTCGAACCGCTGCTCATGGGAACCGAGGCAGTCGGCCCATGCCAGGGTTCCCTTCCCCGCCGTCTTCCAGTCGCGGAGCCATTCGTAAAAGCTCCTCCACGCGTCCATGTGGGAATCACATTCCCGGACGGTGGAGATGGAGAAGGACATGGAAAGGTTCCCGAAGGCATCCAGGCGGGGAAACGGACTGTTGATGATGGGAGTTGCCGAGGTGCCGAACTGGACCGGGAAAGCGTGTTCCGGCAGGGCATCGAGCAGGCATTCCCCGGCGCGGACGACGGGGCGCCCGTCAAAAGTAACGGAAAAAGGAGAAACAGTCGTTTCCATGTCTCAAAAATGGTAAAGGGAATACGGGCCGCCCCTCCCCATGCAAAGAACCAGAGGGGCGGCCCGCGTGTTATGCCCCGGCAGAAGCCGGGAAAGCGATTTCCTCGGTGGGCGTCAGGGAATTCAGGGAGGAAGGAATAACCTCAAGCGTCAGTTTCGGCGTGAGCAGCTTGTTGTTTTCCGTGGGGAGTTCCACCTTGAGCAGCGCCGCCACTTCCAGGACCATAATTTCCTTCTTGTCTTCCTGGTACTTGGTGAGGCGCGCCCATACCTTCTGCCCGTAAATGTTGCGGGAAAAAGGCTGCACTTCCTTCCCGGCTTCCAGCTTGTCGCACTGATAGATGACCTGCCAGCAGACCGGGTTGATTTCCGTCGAGTTGATTTCGATGGTGTTGCCCGTCACCTTGGTGTTCTTCCGCGTCACATACGAGGTCGTATCGCGGGAAAACACCGTGCGGGCGTCGTCTTCGGTGGTCGGCGTGATTTTATAGTCGATCACTTCATTGGCGACCATCCAGGCGTCGGAATCCTTCGCCGGCTTGAAATGCTCGTCAACGGTATCGGTGCTTTCTCCGCTCGTGACCGTCGTTCCGAACGGGCACAAGTCGAGAAACGTACCGACAAGCATTTCCTTGTTGTATAGTTCTGACATGATATTTAGTTTCTTACGTAGTCAATAAGGGTCACGTTCCCGTCTTTCTTGTGCTGTTCAAACACGTCTTCAGGGATGTGGACGATTCTTCCCCGCGCGGCAATGCCGTGAGGGAGTTCCAGCTTGTTGACGACAACCCGGCATTTGACGATGCGGGGCGCCGGAGTAGGGGCGGCCTCCTGGGCCGCGGGGGTGGTGGTTTTAGTTGCCATGTTTGATAATCAGGGTTGTTTCCATCGTCAGAACGATGGATTTTTTCAGGATTTTGGCCGGAGCAGCGGGTTTGGAGCTGGTTACAATCACCTCCGTCATCATCAGCCGGGCATGATTGCGGCGCCATTTGTGAAAGCCCGCCTGGATGATGTCGGCAAGGTCATCGGCGTCCCAGCCGTCGCCATCCAGAAGAGGGTTGCTCTCAACGGTGACATGCCATTTGGCCGTGTTCTTGCCGCCCTTGCTCAACTTGTCCGGCACGATTTCCGGACGTTCCATGATGATGACGGTTTCCAGGGAGCCGGTTACTCTCTTGATTTCTTCTTCGAGAGAGCCTTCCCACGCCTTAATGATGATTTCCGGGTCTTCTCCGTCGTTGGCTGCGGTGCAAATCTCCGCGGCCCGCTGGTAGAGGACTTCCGCAAATGCAATGACGGGCGATTTCTTCAGGGCTTTCTTCATATGGGGTTGCTCCAATCCTGGTGTTTTGGCCCTCCGTAGATGACTTCCCGGCGCTGGTCTCCATCGTAGGGGGCAAACTCAACTTCACAGGCAGCCACGGCGCGGAGTTTCGCGCGGGCGTCCTGGTATTGAGCCGCCCGCGCCGTCCCCTGAAGGGATTCGTTGGAGCCCGGAACGGAGCTGGTGACGGCATCCCGCACTAGAATGCAGGTGGTGAATACCAGCTCCGCGGGAACGGAGCTGGTATCCAGTGCAATCCTGGCATTACGGGGGCAGGAGTTGACCGCCGCCGCCACGTCGTTGCAGACCTCGCGGATAATGTCGCTGATTTTGTCCTTGGCAATGGATTTGATTTCCTTGTCCTGGCAATAGCGGCTGACCGTTTCCGGTGTGATTTCGACGAGGGCCATTATCCAATTTTGGTTATACCTTGACGGCAAGAACGGCTTTCTGTGCCGTGTTGTCGCCAGCGGACGTTTCAGCCACGATTTTCAGGCGCAGCCAGGGGCCGGCCTCCAACGGGATACGCATAAGCACTTCGCCGGAGTCGGCGCCGTTGCCCTCGGCGCCCGTCGCGGTCAGCTTCGGGGCGTCCAGTTCCTCCCAGTCGGCGCCGTCTTCAGACGATTCGACGGTCAGGGTCATCGTCTTTCCGGCAGCCAGTGCGGGGAGCGCTGCATGCGTCAGGGAAATGACGGCGCTGTCAATGCCGCCCTTCTGGCCGATGTGAATCGGGTCAGACGTGACCGTTTTCCCGGTTCCCGGCATGTTCAGGCGGATAGTGAGCGCTTCGTCATTGCGGTACATGTTTTTCATCATGTGGTGTGTTTCTCCTTTCTATGGGTGCGGGTTAGTTCTTGAGGGCAAGGGAACTGCGGTAAGCCTTAAAGTAGTCTTCCGCGAACGCGGCGCGCACACTTTCCTCACTTTCGTCATTGAGCAAGGAATCCACTTCCAGAATCTTGATGTTCTGAACGGAATCGGGGTCCGTGGCGATCATGCTGGTGGCACCGTTGCCAGTACCCGGAGTAATGCGGCGAGTCTTTTGCAGGCCCAGCTTTACGATTCCATTCATGACCACGTAGGAGATCATGCCGCGCATGGCAGACGGGAACAGGGTCTTGGCTTCCGCTACAAGCTCGTCCGTCAACGGATGTTCGGGAGTAATGTTCTTAATGCGGGCCACGGCATACGGAGATTCCACGGCAATACCGTTCCAGCCTTCAAGGCGGGAGGTGTAGGCCGTGATTGACCCTTCTTCCTCGTTCTTGGTCTTCCTGCTCACACGCTCTTCCTTGACGGGGGACAGGGAAAGCGTCATTTGCTTGCCCCATACATAGTGCAGGAAGTCATCACCCAGGATGACCAGATAGGCGGAAGCTCCGGAGTTGTCGGCGCGATTGGCCTCCGTGTCCTCCCGCTTGGACGGGTCCGCGGAAATGGTCATGTAGTCGCCCATCTGTTCGGACACGCAAGGGAATACGTCTTCGTCTTCCTTCAGGCGGTACCATGTTTGCAGAGCTACGGAAGCAAAAGCTCCGGCAGTTACATTCTTAGTTTCCTTGGCCAGCAGCTTGGCTCCATTCTTGGAGCTCGTCACAATGGCCTTGTCCACTTCAATCGGTCCGTCAATGTAGTAGCATTTGACGGTCTTGTTGGTGTGGCGGGTGTTCAGGTTCTTGGCGCCTGCATTGGGGGGGCGGTAGCCAATCCGGGGAACACCCGCAACCGTTGTAATTTCGTAGCTGGTCCCGTCAATCTTGGTGACGGGAAACGCCGTCACTTCCGGAGAGGACAGCCCAAGGGAGCGGACGGCGTCCAGTACCTTGAGGGAGCCGGGGCCTTCCTGCTGAAGGACGTCCAGAAGCGTCATGTAGTCTTTATCAGGCATATTACTTGTTCAGGTTGTTGAGTTCAGATTCAAAAGAGTTGCGGAGGGCGGCGGTTCCCGTGACGGATTCCTTCTTGCCTCCGTCCTTCTTGCCGGCCTCCACGTCGTCAAACGCGGGGTTTTTCGCCAGGGCGTTGAGCTGCTTGCTGGCGGCAACGTAGTCTTCCGTCAGGGCGCGCTCCCAAAAGGCTTTGGTGGCTTCATCCTTCGGGGCGATCTTGCCCGCGGCAATGGCGTCGGCAACGTCCTGGGCGGCGCGTTCCTTCGCCTGCTTCTTGGATGCGGCAATTTCTTCCTGGCATTTCGCCAGTTCCTTCTTGCTTGCTTCCAATTCGTCGGAGCTGGCCTTGCCTTTGTCTTGCAGGGCCTTGATGCGCTCCAACGCGATAGCCTCGGCATTTTCAGCCTTGGCTTCTTCCTCGGTCAAAATGCCGAGGGCTACGAGTTTGGTAATGTCCATGTCTCGGTTGGTTGTATTGTTGTCTTGCTGGTCGAGGCCCTCCATGGGCTTCTCAAGGTCTCCATTGTCGCCCGGTTTGCCGGGGTCTTCAACGTCGTCAAAATGGGCTACGTCGCCCTCCGTCCGGCTGGCTGCAATGCGTTCAATGTCGTCAAACGCGGGGTCATTGACCAGGGAGCCCACCTCAATGGATTCCGGCAGCAGGCCGAGGATTTCCCCGGTTCCCTTGTCACGCCGGAAGCGGGGGCTATGATAGCCGTAATTGCCGCCTTCCACGTCCGTTCCCCCCTTCTCCGTCCATCCTTCCAGTTCCAGCACGACGCCTTTTTCTTCATCCCACACAAACCGCGCCGGCTTGTAGGAGGCGGGGCCCATCTCATGATCATAGAGGCCAACCGGTTTGACGTTGCTGGATAGCTTGGCTTCCAGGTCGGCATTCAGCCGGGGGATGCAGTCAGGCGTTACCCGCACCACGCACGTTCCCGGCTGGCCGTTGAGAGAGCACTTGATCGTGTGCTCCCCCTTGGGCGCCCAAAGAATAGCCATGGGAGCCTTGCCGTTGTTGTCGGCTACAGTCGTTATAAGCGTACTCATGCCCCCATAATGAGGCACGGAAACGGTGCGGGACAATAGCGGCAAAATGGGCTACAAAACCCCGTTAATCTATCCAGTCTCCGGAACCGTCCCCGTCGTCAAGCATGGCGTCCATGAAGTGTTTGAACGCTACGCCCGTGAGTTCTTCCACATTCGGGAAAGCGTCCGGCCATGGTGAAAAGGTCTGTGATTTCTTGAGCTTGTAGACGGCCCGAACGCCGCCGTGGCCGTCCGATTCAAAGAGGTATCCCGGTTCCACTCCGGAGCCGGTCATGCTGTTGCGAAGGTTGAGGATGCTTTTTCGCAGGGTGAAGAGCTTGCGGCCCGTCATGGAGGCGTAAGCGCCGGCGCGCACGCCGTGCGCCTCCGGAATAACGGGGATGGTCAATGCCTGGGCCCGCTTGGCCGTCACCGTGCCGCCGTAGATTTTCAGCAAGAGGGATTGTGCAAGGTCCAGCCGGTCCCCTCCGCTTCCCTCCCCCGCCTGCCCGGTGAGGTAGACGCGGGCGCCGTCCGCCGTCGTCTCGGCAAACCAGTTCCGGGCAATGTCATTGGCCCATCCGGTTTTTTTCCGGCCTAGGCCGTGGGTCGGCAGGGACGTGTTTTCAAAGTGTCCGGATTCCGCCTTTTCCCTGTACCAGGACGAGAGCCAGCTCTTCACCCCTTCCCCCATGCGTTCATTGGCTTCCGCCAGACTTTCCGGGGCAGCTATTTTCTTCACCTCGGCAATCACCGGGTCAACGCCGTTCAAGTCAATCGTCAGGTTCATATCTCGTCTTGCGTCCGGTTGATTTCCCACCCCTTCCGGTAGGCTTCCGCGCCGGCGTTCCACAGGGCCTCCTGCAGCAAATCATCATCAGTGAGGTCCATGTCCGGGAGGCGGTCCAGCACGGCGCCCAGTTCCGCCCGGAATTCGTCGTCAGAAAGCCCTGATTGAGCCTTGCCAATCAGTTCCCGGACAAAGGCCACGCATGGAGCGGCCCACGCCTGCAAGATGTCTTCAGCGGCCTTTTCCGCGTTCTGCTCCAACTCGACGGCCAGGGCGAGCGGAGCTAGTTTTTTCCCTCGGCAGCCGCCGCTTCAATGGTGTCCCCGTACTGGCCCGGAGCGGAACCGATGGACGGGGCTTTCCTCAAGACGGCTTCCCCTTCCCGGGGCTTGGGGATTTTGACGATGGCACGGGCAAATTCTTCCCCGACGTCCATCACTTCCGCCGCCTTGGAAACGGTTTCCAGGGCTTCTGCGTCAATGCCGCGGATGGACGGGACAAATTGAGGGAGCCGGGAAGGAACGTGCCCGTAGTTCAGGCGAATAATGGCCGGGATAAGTTGGGAATTGAGGATGTTCGCCACGGCCTGCCCCACATCCTCAATGACCTCTTTGCGGATGCCGGCATGCACCTTGCCGAGGGCATAAGCTCCTCCGTCCCCCTTGGAGCTGGTCAGAGTTTGCCCCAGTATCAGGTTGTCGCATTGCTCGTCCGCCAGTTTGATCAAATCCGCCTGGGGCAGCCCGTTGGCTCCCTTCACGGCGTCGTGGAGCTGAAACTCTAAATTTTGCGTGGAAACGGCCCAGCCTCCGGAGCCGAGGTTTTGCAGCATTTCCGCAGCCTCCGCCTTGGCCTTCTCGTCTCCTCTGACCTTGGCCGTGCGGAAGGGGATGCCGAAGAGTTCGCAGAACGTCATCAGCCAAGGCAGCCCGTAGCAGGCAGCCCCGAACCATCCCACCAAACACCGGAGCTTGGCGCCAAAGATGGGATGAAATACGTCGGTCTTGTTCAGGCCAATCAGGAACTTGTCCGGGGGGAACTCTTCCCCTTCCAGGTCGTTTTCCAGGCCATTGCGGAAAAGGAGCAGGCGGTCTTTCTTCCCGCAGTTGTATTCCCATGCGTAGAATTGAGCGGAAAGAGGCTCGTAACAGCGGGGGTAGATAATATCATCCGCCGCCCATTTGATTTGATGAACGGTGTTGCCGCAAGTGAGCATGTAGGTCAGGGATTTGATCAGGTCATCCGCCCCCTGTTCTACCGTGTCCGGTTCCGGCTCGGAACGCCAGAAGGCGGATTCGACGAGTTCTGCCATTTCCTGCGCTTCCGGCGTCGGCTTCTGTCCCTTTTCCGTCCAGGGCATGACTGTCCACTCCATGCGGGCAACGGCGCTTGCCATTTCTCCAAGGTTCTTGCGGAGGCGCGGCCATTTTTCCAGCATAGCCATGAAGAGCTGCTCCTGCCGGTCCAACTGCCCGGAAGCAATGGAGTCTTTCAATGCCTTCAGGGCTTTCGGGTCAAGCTCGGAGGCTGGCCAGTGCTTGAATTTGTTGTCGGCAAACGGAGAAACCAGTATCTGAACCGCATCTCTCACCTTGCCGCGGAGTCTTGGAAATAATGCCATGGACGGAAAAAGGGATAAGGGTTAAACGATGGAACGGGCAAAGCTGAAGGCGTCGTCACAGCGGCGCAGCCAGCCGCGCCCGAAGACGGGGAACTGCTTGCAGGAGCGGTAAAACGCCTTGCGCTGCTCGTTGAGGCTGGCGATGAATTCCGCCTCTCCGGATCGGGCAAGAACGGCCTGCAATGTCTGCCGGGTCTGTTTTCCGGGAATGCCGTCTACCGTGAGGGAGGCCCCGTAGTCGTTAAGGGCGCGTTGAAGGATTTTTCCGGTATTTCTGCTACCGGAATTGAAGTAATGGTCGCGCAGGATGAATTCCGTGGCCGGATGGGAGTCAGAGCCCATCCAGGAGCGTACGGCGGAGGTGTTGTCCAGCACGTATTGCAGGCATCCTTCCCAGGCTTCTTCCCGGTTCCCGGCGTCAAGCAGGGCTTTCAGGCGGTTGAATACCGCGGGTTCAATGCCGTCGCAAATGCCGCAAATCTCCCATTTGCCGCCCTTGTCCGCGGCGGGAAGGCGGGAAACGCGCAGGGAATCCGGCCCGGTTACGCGGGCATCTTCAAATCGGAGAATGGCCGCAGCCATGTTTCTTTCAGTGTTATTCATAACTTGTTCGTGTTGTTGTTTAATCCTCGTCAATGAGGGATTTGTTTGCGGCTTTCGCCAGCTCGCAGCTTGGGCACTTGTTGATCAGTTGAGTCATCAGGGCGTCAATCTTGGCATCCTTTTTCTCCATCTGATCCTGATGGCGCTGCTGGTCCTCACGGCGCATTTTGAGCACCATCGTGACAACCCAGCCCATGACCCCCAAACTACCCATACCCGCCACGTCGGATAAAGCAGGGTCAATAGACGTAAGGACGCCGCTTGAGGCAGCCAACGATGCCCCGATCGTGATCAACATGCCCAAACTGTTCACGGTTTATTTCTTGGTGGGAATTACCTGCACGACGGGCGGCACCTCCGTTTTGGACTGCGCCTGGGAATAGGAGATATGCCCCTGCTCAATGACAAGACAGGATCCGTCCTTGCATACCTCCGTTCGGTCCGGGGTAATGTCCACGTTATGCCCGCAGCCGGTTACGGTGATGTAGCCAGCAGCGGCCAGAGCGCCGATGATGGCGCCGATGACGTACTTGACCCAATTCCCCCAGCGGGCAGATGCCGCCTGCTGGGCCTTTTCGATGTCGTTTTTATTTACGTTCATATTTGTTATTTATTGGTGGTGAAGTGTTTGAAAAATGCGACGACTGGAAGAGTTGTCAGCGTGAATTCCGGGTAGTCTGCGGTCGTGAACGTCCGCCGCCCTCCTTGGGGATTAATGGCCTCGATGGTTAGCTCTACGGCCTCAATCTCCACCTCCGCGGGGTCAAATGGTTCATCCGGTGCAAGAGCGGTTACATGCCCCAGCCGCGCCCACACCTGGGAGGCTTGCCAAGGAGCCGCCAGCCCTACCAGCGCGGCCACCACGGAAGACATGGCCGGGGCCTGATTGGCGGGAATGTCGTCTTGCGTGTAGCGGTCCGTGTGGGCGTAGCTGTCCGCATCCTGGTAAATGGCCGTCAATGTGAATTTGTTCCATTGCCCCGGCAGGGGAAAATATATCTGTATTTCTGCGTTATTCATAATTCCGTCGGTTGTTCGGTATATGGCTCCTCCGTCGCGCTGGTGATCCAGCTGCGCTGGTAGGGTTCCAATCCGAAACGCACATAGGTATTACCACCTACACCGTTAATGATTGTTGGAGACTCTGCGCTGATTACCCCCCCATAGAGACCCGCCTGTGCGTCAAGATAAATAACAGGGGCATAGAGCACATGATAGGTATCCCAGCACCTGATGTCTGCCAGCTTGATAATCGTATCATTAGACAGCCCTCCCATTACCATCCAGACTCCGGCGGCCAAGGCGTCTCCATGACCAATTTCGGATTGAGCAATGACAACTCGATAGGTGGCTGAGCATGGATTGGTATTGCTGTTGTAGTCCAGATTGGATAACGTCGTCCGTACCACATATCTCTTGGGACTACCGATGCCAATCAGCTCACGCACGCGAGCCTTGTAGCCATTATCGTAATAGAGAGTCACATCAACCAGCCGCGTTATATCCGCCGCACTGCCGACCACAGGGCGGAGCCGGAAATCATCTATGCCCGCATCCGGATATTCTTCAAATTGTCCAGACCCGCCAATAATCATGGAAATTTTAAATGCGCTCCCCTCGGACCCCCCACTAAATTTAACGGGAAGGGAATACCCCGCTATCTTGCTATAATTTCCTCCTCCGAGCGCACCGGCAGATGGCAGTGTGACGGATGTCCGGATATTGGCTGCCAAGATGGCCTCACAATAACATCCCGGCGCAATATGATTGATTGCCACCCCATTAGTAGCCGTGCAGGAGGATGTGACCCAGTAGGTGCGCGTCTGGTGCATCATGGCCGCATGGGCCATCCCCAGGGCATAAGCCCGGCTGACGGCTGCGGTATCCGTCTGCGCCCCGGCAGCCAGCGGGATATTGATGCCGCCATTGGCGTTGATCATGGCGTCATAGGTTTGGGGCTGTGTCCAGGTGTAAGCCTGGGCTGTGTCCACGGTTCCCACGTCCCCGCGCGGTATGGTCATGTCGAGGGTGTAGGAGCCCGCCGTACTGCCCGGCTTGAGTTCTGCCGTGGCTTGGCTGCCGGGGACGCCAGTGGTAATCATTCCGGTGGTCAAGGTCATGCCGCTGGCAATCTGCTCGGCTTCTTCCCTGGCCTGCTGGGCGGCGTCCGCATCATCGGCAATCTGCTTCCCGGTCTCCGCCACATTGGCGGCCAGGGCGTCAAAGTGTCTGCGGGAGGCCAATTCAATTCCCCCAACGCTGACGCCGGCGTCATAGGCAACGGACATGGACAAGGCAAGTCGGGAGTAGTTGCGCCATGCCAGCTTGTCGCCGGAAGCAATCAGCACCCCTTCCGTTCCTCCGTGTGAAGCGGCGGCCCCGTAAGCAATCAGGGCCTTGCTGACGGTCGTTCCGGAGCTATCCACGGCATACACTTCTAAAATGAGTCGGTCCGCCGCAGAAACGGCGATTCCATCAAAATTCCAATGGCATTCCATTGTGCTCGCATTGATAGAGGTCCAGGACGCCGTTGCCGTGCTGGTGCCGAGCACTTCCAGCGGCAGGGCCAGCCCCGCGGAGTACCTGCACAAACGCGCCATCCAGCGTGTACCGTTGGCCTCGCTGGCCGGAGTCTGCAAGGCGATCTTGTTGAGCCTGTAGGAGGCGGCCAGATGCCCGGATACGTAGGTAGAATTGAGGGCAAAGGTGAAATAGTTGAAATCCCGCGTACTGGTACCCGCCGACATGGTCAAGACGGTTTCACCATCCACGGGGGTCACGTACATGCCGCGCTCCTGAAGGGATTTCTCGACGGCATCGTCTACCCATGCGGGAGACTCGGAAATAACGGTAATGGTGCCGCCTTCATCCTCCGGAATCACGATGTCGAGATAGTCCGCGGGGGCGTTGTTATCCACGTCCACGGGAGTGAGGCGGGGAGCCACATGAATGACGCCCGCAAGCAGGGGGTTGTCTGTCCCGTCGCCGGAGACAAGGACATCATACCGATGGCAGCCAGCCGCGAGCCGGGGAAGCTGCAAGGCGCATCTCCCGTCAATGATCTCGGAACCGGGCATATCCCGGATGCCGTCATCCAGGACGCCGCCCCGGATGGTCATGCCGTTGAACTGCGTGTCTACCTCGCCGGAGGACAGCACAAAGCGCAGGTGCTGCACCTGTGCCAGTCCCTCGGTTGTGTGCAAATCATGTTTGGCCGCTTGCCTCATGCACGCATTATCGCCCCAATGGGAGGCAGGCGACAACAACGTCAAAATGGGCTACGGACAGCCTTAGATGGGACAGAATTTCCCCGTGTGCGTGACGGCGTGCTGACTCTTGCCGACAATGGGCTTGTTGCCTTCCCCGGTCCAGACGCCGGCTGCCCCGCGGATGGAAGCCCATATAGCTCCAAGCAAGGCGTCCGCCCGGTCGGGGGAAGACAGGTTACGGGCCTTCATCTTGTCCTTCTTTTCATTCCGTATCTTGGAGTCGTCCGTGAATTCCTTCTTGCGGGTCGTCAACTGCGTATAAAGCGTCTTGTCCGGCTGCTTGGACTTGATATGCACCCGGCCCGTCATGAGTTCAAGGCCGGCATCATTCCAGCATTCCGCGGCAAGGTTGATGTAGCGGTCCCGGTCTTCCGGAGGGTTGTTCCCGAAGAACTCATTAGGGTACCAGTCCAACTCGTTGAAGTCGCTGATCACGGCAAGGCCCATGCCCGGAGCGTCCACCCATAAATCACAATCCGCAATGCCCAGCCCTTTGAGTGTGGCAATGCACTTGCGGACACTCTGCACCGTGTCCCGCTGACGTTCCGCGTACTCTATCCAGGCTTCGTTTCCGTCACAGATGGCAAGGACGGTTTCATCGCCTCCCGCGGCAATGTCCATGAAGGCCACAGGACGCCCCCTGCGGGGCTCGTAAGGCTGCCGCTGCCCATATTCCAGTTTGCCGGGGTCAATGATGTACAAGTCCCCCTCCTGCGTGAACTCCGCCAGCACAACGGAACGGTAGTAGGAATCATCCTCATTGCCTCCTACGCGGGCCAGAATGCGGTCAATGCGCTCCTGGGAGATATGGGGGCAGTCAAAGGCCGTCACGACCATCGGGCAGAAGAGGTCTTTTTCCTCGTGGAAACAGCGGTAGAACTGGCCGGAGGGTTTGCCGGGGGAAGAGAGGTAGATGCAGAACTGAAGCGTACAGCGTTCAATGGCGTCAAAGATTTCATCCGGCACCGTCTTTGCTTCGTCCACGACGAAAAACACGGGGGAAGAAGGGTCATCCCCGGTGAACTCATCAGCGTCAAACAGGCGGGCTTTCTTCTCGCTGCGGGGGTCTTCCTCTTCCTGCTCCTTTCGTTCATCCTTGAATTCATCCGTCACGCGCCCGTGCCAGCCTTCCGCCTTGCCGGCGTGGTTGGTGGAAAAGCCTTCAACGAATCCCCCTTCCGGGGTTTCTACGCGGCAATTCTTGAGCCATTTCCAACCTGCAAGGGACGGGTTGTTCCGGTGCCGTTCCAGGGCAGGCCAGAGCTGGTTTTTCACCTGGCGCCATGAGCCGGACGTAATCGGCATGCGCCCGCGGGGGTAACGCCACAAGAACCACAAGGCCAGGATGCCGATTAGCTTGTCCGTCTTGCCGGAGCCGTTGGCTGCACGCAGGGTAACACGCTTGCCGCGGGCAGCACGCTCAAGGGCCTTCATCTGCCATTTATACAGCCCCGTTTCCCCAAGCACTACGGCGGCAAAGATGACAGGGGAGTCTTCCGGCCTGACGGGGGGCCCTAGCTTTCTTCCTCTTCTGACCATATTTCTTTCAGGGCTGCCGCCAACGGTGCGACTGCTTCCGCGGGCAGCGTGTGGGCCAATTTAACGGGCGTGTCTCCACCTTCCAGGGCCAGCGCCGCGCGGTCTCCGTATCTCTTGGGCATCAGCTTGGCAAGCATCCATTTGAGCGTGTCTATTTCCAGTTTGACCGCTTGCAGCATGGTTCCCCCTATTTCGGCACAGGGGGCCACTTCATGCCCCTTCTCCACAAGGTCAAGCAACTTGTCCTCCAAGGTAGCGAGCCGTTCTTCGCACGCGCGCGCGTACTGCTCCGAAAACGTCTTGTTCTCGTGTACCCATCTCATGACGGAAGGATTAGGCACGCCCTCCTTTTCTGCGGCCTTCCGGAGACTACAACCGCACCGGATATGATCACAGATGCGTTCCGCCAAAGCGGCGCTGTACCTGGACGGGCGCCCGGGTTCTCTCTTCTCGGTCTTTCCTGTCTTCTCCTTCTTCATTTCGCATACTCTCGGTTGATTTCCTCCCATCCTTCCGGGGGTGTGTCGTCCTGACGGGGAATATATGCCTTCCCGGAGAGTTTCACATATCCCTCAATCCAACGCAGCCCTTCCGCGTTGGAGCAGCGTTCAAAGCTGGGGCAATCCGCATTGTCGTAGAGGATGCTATCAGGCTTGCTTGGGTATGCCTTGCATTGATAGCTTTGCGGGTTATTGATGATTTTGGAGCACAGCAGGCATTTCATGCGTAATGCGTTCGGGTAACGCGCCCCTTTCAAATCTGCCTCAAATATTCTTTTGAAAGCCGGGTTCGGTGTGTCTTCTTTGCTCATGTCGTTATTGTATCAGTTCACAGTCAATGATCAATTTCCCGTGTTGGTTATGGAATTGAAGGAACTTGAGTGTTCCCCCCTTCTGGATAATAATTTCATCCTCGTTGCTGAAATAGGCTTGTGGGCTGACGCCGTCCCAGTCTTTCCGGGCCCCTGCCCCGAATCTGGAAAAGGGTTCCGCGTAGATGGCCCGGGTTTTCTTCTTCAGTAGGATTTTGAACAACACGGGGCGGTTCTGAAATCCCTTCCCTTCCGCAACGGCGGCGCTCATGAACCCCTTGTCTTCAAGCAGCCGGTCCCGGTAAAATGTGTTGAGGCTTTCGGCAATACTATCGGTCATCACGTCTCCGTTCCAGCCAATAGCATCCTTCAGTTCCTTGTAAGCTCCGCAGCCACGGAAAACAACCATGTCCTGAGGCACCTTGCAGCGGTTAATGACCTTGGCGATCAGCTTCGCTTTGGCGTTGGGCTTGCCCTCTCTCAAATCGTTGTTGATGCGGGTATATCCATCATCTGTGTACGAAAATAAGGCGTTCTTTTCCGGCCTGGATGCTTCCGCCCATGCTTTGCCGGTAATCTTGCGCAAGAGGTCATCAGCTTCCTTGTCCGTCAGCGGCGCGGGCATCTTTACCTTGGGAATATCCCCCAGGCTGACCGTGTGCGTGACGACTGGCGCGGGTGCCGGGATGGGAGCAGCGGGAGCCTTGATGACTTTCTCCGCTGTCTTCCTGGCGTGCTCGGCTACTTCCTGCGCGGGAAAGACAACCTCGTCAGGTTTGTCCTGCTTGACCCCCCAGCGGTCTTCATAAACCTTCTTCAGCTTCGTCTTGAGTGCTTCGGGGAGTTTGGCCGTGCTGGCCTTCTTGCCGTACCCGTACCTTTCAATCAGGTCAATTCCGAAGCGTTCCGCGCCCCGTGGACGCTTCAGCGGCTCTCCGGGCTTAAGTAGTCCCAGCCGTTCGCATTCCGCCCGGGAAACGGGCTCCTGGTCCATGTAGGAGTTGAAGCCGAACGGCGGCCAGGGGACTTCAAAACCTCCCAGGCTGGCAGCGTTCATTTCGTCCGCCCAAAAAGTAAAGTCGGTCTTGAGCCGGACGGCGTCCTCATTGATGACGTGGACAAGCCGCTTTGTCTTGGCTCCCGGGAAACGGATGAACCGGAAGGCGGGCCATGCCTTCAGGTTGGCCGGCTTCATGGATGCTTCCCACTGGGCCGCCCCAATGCTTTGCCGGACGTTGGTTTTGAAAATGAGCTTCAGGCGGGCCAGGGCCCCGATGTTTTTGACGTCATTGTGGTACTTCGGGCCCTCGGCGTCCGCGGGAACAAGCCCCTCGGTTTGGAGCCATTGAAGCGCCTGGTTGGAAAAGTCCGCAGCACTCCCTACCTTGATGACCGTTTCCCCATTGGGGAGGGTTTCCTTCTCCCCGGAAAGGTAGTCCTTAATCAACCCGTGCAAGCGTTCCAGCAGCCGGATGTTCTCTACCTTGGCAGAGAAAAACTTGTTTTCTTTCATGGCAGCGTTCAAGGCCGCCCACTCCGCGGAACCCATGCCGGAGGGGGTAGGATGCTTTGCCAGGAACTTTTCCAGGGGCGTCACCATAAGGGTAATTCTGGATGATTGAAGGGGTGTCTTTCAACCTTGTCAAATTGGGCTACGTGATGCTCCAAAATGCGGATGGCGGGGCGGCGGTAAAGGCCAACTGTTTCCAGGATAGAAATGATGCAATCAGCACGTTTTTCGGCCTCATGCCTGTTGCTGGTGCCAAGCCCCAACTCAACAAGCTGGCCGTTCTTCTTGGGGTCTGTCAGGAGCGTCAGCCGGAGCTTGTAGGAGCCGGGCTTTCCGCGCCGCGTCGGCTTATTCTTTCGCAGGGATGGTTTGGGGGGTCTCATTTGCTGCTGGTGGTAGATTCTTCTTCGTATTTCGTCAACTCGGCCGTCCACTTGAACGGGATATGTCCCATGCGTCCGAAGCGGTTTTTGCCAATAATCCACTGCGCTTCCGTGGGTGCGTGCTTGTCCGGATTATACATCCCGGGCCGGTGAATCATGATGATCTGGTCCGCGTCCTGTTCAATGGAGCCGGAGTCGCGCAGGTCGGAAACAACCGGCTTGCCCTGGGACTTGCCCTGACGCTTTTCCACGTCGCGGTTGAGCTGGGCCAGCACCAGGACGGGAATATTCAACTCTTTTGCCATAGCCTTGAGGCCGGCCGAGATTTCAGAAACTTCCCGTTCCCGGCTTCCGCGGGCCTGCTGGGACGTGGAGCGCACAAGCTGCAAGTAGTCTACCCCGATGCACTTGACACCGTGTTCCCGTACCATCCGGCGCCCACGGGCCTTGATTTTGTCGATGGTGAGGGCGCTTTCATCGTCAATGTGCAGCGGGGCGTCCGTGATTTTCCGGACGGCGGCCGTGAAATGCTGCTGCTGGCCGATCGTCATCGGCTTGCCGCGGCGAATGTCGTCGGAGTTGATTCCTGCCATGCCGTAAAGGATGCGTTCCAAAAGCTGGGCTGTAGGCATTTCTAGGCTGAACATCCCCACGGGGGTTCCCCCAAGGCAGATGTTGGTCAGGATGTTGACCAAGGCAGCAGTTTTCCCGACTCCCGGACGGGCTGCAATCACGATCATGGCGCCGGGCTGCAAGCCGTCCAAGGTCAGGTTCAAGCGCCGGAACCCGGAAGACAGCCCCTTGATGGCGCCGGGGTTCTTCATGCGCCATTGCAGGTTTTCGATGATGGAGCCCACCGCTCCGCGGATGGTTTCGGTTTGCTTGACGCCGCATTTGTCCCGCAAGGAGGACATACTGCGTTCCGCTTCATCCAGGGCCTCTTCCGCGCTTTTGAGCTGGTCTCCGGCGCATTCCATAATCCGGGACGCAAAAGCGAGCAGTGCGCGTCTTTTTGCGGCTTCCGTGACCATTTCCAGCGCGGCGGCCGTCTTGTAGCTGGCAAGGGCTCCATAGGTGGCAATCTCTACCACTCCGGAATGCCCTCCTACGGCGTCAAGCTGGCCTTGAGTCTCCAGGTGAGCAATGACGGTCAGGGCATCCACGGTTCCTCCTGTCTTGGCAATGGTTTCCAAGGCAGACCAAATATGTTGATGCGCCGGGAGGCTGAATGTCTGCCGGGAAATGCCCTTGTCCCGGAGGTCTGTAAATGCCTGGGTGCCGTTCATAGCTTGGGAAAGCACCAGTTTTTCAGCGTCAATAAGTGTTTTAGAGTCGATCATTTTTTGAAATAGGTTGGTTGTTAAAGTTCTTCAAGGTTGCTGTAGGGGTCTTTATCTGTTCCCGGCTGTGCGGGATGGTTGGCGGAATAACTGACGGCAAAATTGATGGAGTCAGATTTCCATTTGGCCGCGGTGATGGGAATTTCTCCGCGTTTCCAATCCGTCAAATCCCGTTTGGAGATGTATGCTGTTGCACAATCCGGAATCTGGTCAGGAGCTAACCGAACCCTGCCCGCAAAAGCCGCGGCCCGCAAATGGGCTTCGACTTCCTCCACGGTACACGGAGGGGGAAGAAAGGGGGATAAATTCTTTTCTTCTCTTCTCTGGTCCGCATTTTGTCCGCATTTTGTCCGCTTCCTTTGCGGACGTTTGTCCGCATCGTCGCTACAACCCATTCTTTCCAAGCGTTTTCTTTCTGCTTCCATTGCGCGGCGTTTCGCGGATTGGCCGTTGTGCCGTCCAAAGTTGGGGAACTCAAGGGAGGCAGCGCGTCCCTTGAGCCAGCCCACTTGGCGAAGCGCATCGGCGAACCCGACCAGGTCCGCAATGTCGTCAATGTCTTCTTCCGAGATGTCCATCCCGGAACCCGTGAAAGAATGAGAATCAGCCCAGGACCATACAGAAACCAAGCGTCCTACAATGTCGAAACGTGACAAACGGAGAGCGCGGGCCATGCGGCGCACTTCCGGTTTATCGTGCAGTTCTTTTTCAACCTTTATCCAGTCTCCGGCCATAATCAAAAAAGCGTGAGTTGGGGGTTGTAGTTGAGCCACAGGCATTCCAGCCGGGGGCTTGCCATGTTGGAAATGGTCTTGATGGAGTCCTTGTTCCAGCCCTGCAGGGCGGAGTTGTAAAGCTCGTTATCATAGCCGGACAACACCACCTTGCCCTGCAGCGTGACCAGGACGTTGAGCAAGCGCCGGTGATCGTCCTCCGTGTACTCATGGCTGTATCGCCCCGTCCTGGTGCGCGTGGCTGGCATGTAAGGCGGGTCAACGTAGTGGAGTGTTTCCGGCCCGTCGTGGGCCTGTAAGACGTCAAGGGCGTCCCGGTTTTCCACGTGGACGTGCTTTAACCGCTGGGTGGCCAGCCGCAGAGTTTCCGGCAGCCGGTCCCAGTCGGTAGCCGGAGAAGGCACCCTGTTCCGGCTTACGAGTAAGCCGGAACGTCCAGAGCGGTAAGAGTCGCTTGCAATCCCCATCCAGGAGCGCACCAGCAGACGCCGGGCACGCTCCACGGCATCACCTGCAGGAGCGGAGTCGTTGAGCTCGTCACGGCTGTACGGAGTCAGCATGACGGCCTCAATCAGCCGTCCGGCATCCTCACTGCGGAGGACGCGGAACAGGTTGACAATCTCGCCGTCTTTGTCATTGCAAATCTCCACCGGCGCCGGGGCCTTGTTGAGCAAGACGCCCAGGCTTCCGCTGTAGGGCTCCACGTAGCAGGTGTGAGCCGGGAAATGCCGGATAATCCACGGGGCAAGGCGGTTTTTCCCGCCTAAATATCGCAGTACGGCTTTCATAGCACTGCCACCTTTCCATACCCCTGATTTTGTAGCGTGTACAGCAGGGCTGCTTCTTGATTATCCCAAGCCACAAGGCAACTCGGCGCGTTAGGCTGGTTGCCGGAAGTCTCCCCGTCTGGACGGCAAAAACGGATGCGGCCTTTCCAGAGGAACAGATACCGAGCGCGGGATAACACGCACCGCTGGAACCAGCGCGTGTCCGACCTCATGAAAATGAGCGCCAGCCCTCCGCCCTGGTGTATACTCATGCGCTCCATGAACGCTTCGGCTTCGTTGCCGTAGGGCGGGTTGAGCCATACTCTCCCTTCCCAGGGCAGCAGGAGGCCGTTATCAGCCTCCGTGTAGTTGATGCGGGCGCAATCCCACGGGCGCACGGTAGCGGCGCAGGGGTCCACGTCGAACTGCCCCAGCAGATCCAATACGTAGCGCGGAGTGAGCCAGACATTGGTGCTCTTCTCGGTTTTTGGAGTGTTAAAGGTGTTCACTTGCCCTCCTTTCCGTCCGCCACGGTGCCGCCCACCTGGGCGGGGACCGACATCAATGAGTTATGCAGATTCCTGCCCGGATTGGTGCCCACGGCGTCCGCCGCCGTACCCGGCTCCCAGTTGAAAGGGATTCCCTCATTAATGCAGGGTAAGCAAACATCTGGTACAGGAGTAACGCCCTGATATTTGCAATTGTGGCAGTCACGACGGATTAAAGGCTTCCACGCCCTGCACGCGGCCCGCTTCTGCCAAGCTTCACATACATAGTTCTCGTAGAATTCTCTTAAAGTTTCTTCCCGGTATGCAAAGTCCGTCTTAAAGAGCCGAAGAGCCTCACGGGCTTTCCCGTACTCGTAAAAAGCTTTCTGTTCAGGCGTCAGTTTCATTTTCGGCCTCCTTCACGGTAATGCTTTTCAATGGCACTCATTATCCTGTTCCAATTTTGGCGTGCCTCCTCTTCCGATTCAGCATCATCCGCCATGAGGGCGTGAGGTAGATGCTCGTCAATCGTTTGATCGCACATATAGGATATGTGCGCTTTCCCATTTCCGGTATAGTGTATGAGGTCAGGCAAGTGCCCACACCAGCAAGGTTTCAATTCTTCAATCATTGCTGGCCTCCTTTCCATCTGACACGAGGATTTCATACATATTTTCTTTCTGGTCGTATTCTTCCTTGTAAAATTCAATGTATTTCCGGGCGGAACGCTTTGTTCTCAAACCGTGAGCAATTAAAACATCTTTCGGTTCAATTAGGTGCGTTTCTCTATTTATAGTGGCAATCCAAACAATAACATCGTAAGTTGTTTTCATTGTTCCGCCCCTCCCTTCTGTTCAAGTTCCCAGGGCCATTTATGAACATCTTTAGGTTCAATAATGTAGAGTTCACCTTCTGGAGTTTCTATTTGGATTTCACATGATTCCATGTCTTTGCGAACGACTGTTACAAAATCGCTTGTTCCAAAATACGTTAAATTATCTCCTGCATTCACCCGCATGATGGGCGGGAACTTGGAGATAAGCTTTTCCCAGTCCTTCCAGCAGTTTTCTTCCCCGTTTGGGTAAGATCCAGCAGGAGTGCATAATCCGCAATTACACTGAATCAGATCAGATTCTCCGTCTCCGCATCCGAATTCAATATATTCTGGCTTTCCCCCGCACAGCGGGCATTTAATATCTTTCATTTTAATTTTCTTTCTCAGATTGAATAAAAATAGTAATTCCGGGTTCCTCCCCCCACCATTTATGCACGGATGCGGAGAATACCTGTGCATCATCCTGCCAAAACAACAGCTTGGTCATCACATCCTGCAACGTCTTTGCCAGATTATCCCAATCCGGCTTGGTCGTCTTCGGTATGAGTCCAACCCTGTTCTTCTTCGGTTCGCTTTTGCGGTAAGGCCAAACAAACCGGAATCCAAGATGGACAGGCCCCGTCAGGGGCCGGTCCGGTTTATAAGGGTTCAGTAAGGTCAAGTAATCGCTGATAACCAACTTCAACTCCTTCGTGTCCGCCAACTTAGAGTGCTTACCGATACGGACAATCTTTTTGTCCTGATGCGTCTTCGTAGGGGGAACGATAGGCAGAGTAATGACAACGGGCTTGTTCATTATACTTTCGAGCTCCTTTCTATTTCGCGGGCCTGGGATTCGACGTCAAAGTCCAGCTGCCCGTCGTCCTCAAAATAGGCATTCGCCACAGCTACTTTCTTGATGGAGCCTGACACTTTCACGCAGACCTTTTGTTCTCCATCTGGAATTTTGACGTTGATGGACAAGCTGAAATCAGATTCATCTTCTGCCGCCTGGCGCCTGATGTCCTCGTAGTCATCGAATTCACCGAAGGCCATTCGGACAGCCTCAAGGATTGTCTCCTTTTCGTTTTCAATTCGTGCGCTCATAGCCGTTCATCAAAAGGGAATGTCATCATCTTCCAGCGGCAGTCCTGCCGTGGCGCTCATGTGGTTGTTGGCCGGGAGGTCGTCCGGACGGGGCGGTGTATTCGCCGCGGCTTGGCGATCCCTCCGCGCAGCCTCTACACGGGCCTGTTCCGCCATGATGGCGCGGGCCTCGTCCGGGTCCAACACGTCAGAACAGTTGCTAAAGACCGGATATGTTCCGTCAGCTTTGGGGCGGTCTCCCTGCTGTTCGATAATTCTCACATAGCATGGTTTACCGATGAAATCGGATTCGTTGATAATCACCTGCTTTCCTGAGTCAAATACCTGCCCGGTTACATTTTTGATGAAAGAGTCAATCTTCCAGTTCATTTCCTGTTTGGCGGTCAGAAAATAACGAACCGTCGCCGCCCCTTCAGGGCCAAATGCTTTGATGTGAACAATCAACTGCGGGCAGCCCCGCGTTTTGGCGCCTTGGGAGATTCCTTCTTCCATCTTGACGATTTTTCCTTCGTAAACGCCGGCAGGGAGGAATCCGTATTCCTTGGGCTCACCTTCTGAAATATAGCTAAACATAATGATTATTTATTGGTTTTGATTTTAGGAACGGGAGTTTGTTTGACGTAGGAATAACCGGCTCCCGTCTTGACCAGTTCTTCCGGGAATTTCTTTTCGGGCAAAGCTTCCGTGAATAGTTTGCGGAAGGTGGCGGCGCTAAGGGAACCGTAGGCTTTCAGGAGTTTCGGAACGCCAATCCAGGTGGCGTACTTGGCAACATTTTCCGGTTCTACGGTATCTTTTCCCTTACAAGAAACTCGTTTGAAACCGGGAACCTCCTTGTTATTGGAGAGATATTCCAGGATTTTTTTCTTTCCCTTTTCGACGTAGCTTTCCAGGACAGCAGCCTTGGTGATAAAATCCGCCAGTTTCACCGGGTCCTGGGAGATGACCGCAAAGCTTTCTTCCAGCGTTCCGGAGGCTGCCAGCGTCAAAGCTTCCCCGGCAGCCTGGTTCCGTAGCTGGCAAGTGTTCTGCGCGGCGCACCATTCGCAGTATTCGCAGAGGCGCGGCCCGTCGCCGCTGTCAACGGAGTCCACCACGCCGTTGACGATAGAGACAGCTTCCTGGTAGGTGAACTTCCGGGTGACGATTTGCTGCTGGTCGCAGAAGAGCAGATGACAAGTGACTTCATCCAGGAATTCCCGTTCCATGATGGATTTCGCATAAGAGGCTTGCTGCTCCCAGTAGTTGCGGATTTGGCCGCTTTTAAGGTCGAACAGCTTGCCGAGTATCGGGCAAATGCAGTCCGCTTCCCCGCCTGTCACGCGGGGGTGCCATTGCGGGAACGTGCAGCGGTTTTTATCGGCGATCACCTCTTCCCCGGAGCAGAGCATCCGGACCGTTTTCACCGCCCAAAGTATGGATTCTTTTTCGTCAGGCTGCAGGTGCTGGCACGCTTTGAATTCCTCCACGCCCATAAGCAAATTCCTGAACGCCGCGTCCATCCGGGTTCCCCGTTCCGCCGCTTCTCCCGCGTCGGGGGAAGAGACGAAGCACGGGCATTGAGCCAGCTTGGGGAGCAGGGACGGCCTCAAGAGTTCCGTGGATGCCTTGCGCGGCGTCGGTTCCCCGTAGAGGTCGATAAGGACTTTTTGCAGGTCGTCCAGGTTCACAGAGTATTCCGCCCCATCCATGGAGAGGACGGCATGCCCGGCTTCGCGGGCGACGTTGATACATTCGACGGTTTTCATTGGGCGGCGGGGGTGTTGTGCTGCAACACGGCAGCGTTGAACCGATCAGGGGCGGAAAGGATGAAAGAAGCGAATTTTTCCGATACAGCTTTAAGGTCCTGCCCCGGCCGGATTTCCTTTTTGTACGCCAGAAAAGCCAGGGCTCCTGGCACGTCTTCGATCACCGCGGCCAGAGCATCCGCCTGACGGTCTCCCGCAGACGCGGCGGGAGGTGGTGCCTGTTCATCGTTTGCCGGATGGGCATCGTTCGCCGGTGCGCTCCCGGAAGAATCGGAATCCGCGGCGAACAGAAGACGGGAGATTTCCCCGGCGTCCATTGCCATCACGGCGGGCATGCCGTGCCGGTTCTTGGCTTCCCAGGTGGCCCGGTGCTCCGTATAGACGGCCCGGAGCTCCCCGCCCTTAGCCTTGCCCCCGTCCGTGAACGTGGTCACGTAGTTGCAAAATAGGATGGCATCCCCCCATTCCTTGAGCTTTTCTTTGGCGGTGATGGCCTGTTTGGCTGGCGCGTTGATTTTGATGGTGTACATGGTGTACGCCTCCCCTTCCGGAGGGTTCACCGTTTCCACGCGGCAGTGACAAATAACGGCGATGTGCAGTCCCGCGTTCCGGCAGTTGTCAAAGACGGAAAGCAGGTTGACGAACATTTCGCTGGCCTGGGCGTAGCCCTTCCCGTATCCGATGCTTTCAATGGATGAGATTTTTCCGTCCTTGGGGGAGGCGTTGTAGTCCTTGATGACTTGGCAGGCGCACATGTCCCACAGACGGTCTCCCGTGTCGATGACGAGCGTTTTGTAAGGGAGACTTCCGTTCCTGGCTTCCTTGTAAATATCCTGCAAGGCATCCAGCATGGCGCCGTAGTGGTCTACCTGGATGCGGTCCACATTCATGTGCTGGGTGCCTTCTTCCGTATCCAGGAAGAGGGGAGCGGGCAATCCAGCCGCCAGCGTGGATTTTCCCACGCCTTCCGGCCCGTAGATGATGACCCGCTGCGGGCGCTGCTGCTTCCCGCGCTTGATATTGTTTAATATCGACATATTATTCTCTTGCTTTGATGTTGTTCCGGGTGTCCGCCCGGCTTCATTTAGTGGCGGTCGTCCGTTGGCGCGGACGGCCGCTTTTTGTTTTAGTGATCAAACGGCGTATCAATGATTGCGGCAAAAACGCTTTTCTGTTTCTTTCTCTCAAGGAATTCAAAAATGTACTTGATGCCTTGGGAAATGGCTTCAGGAGCACCGGAAAAGCAGGTACCAGAGGCATACAAAAAACCGCGGGCGGCATTCCATACAATCCTCTCTTTATCAGCTACTTTAGAAATACTTTTGCTGGATGAATTACGATATTCGGTATTGCAGTCATTTTCTTTGACGATCATGCACAATAACACGGGGGTTTCGCACTGGTTAACAAGCTCTTCCAGGCGGTCATATGCCTCTTTGATCATTTCCACCGTGGGGGCTGATTCGGTGGCAGGATTGCAGCAGCCTTCTTCCGGCGCGGTTGTCTTCGTATCTTCTTTTTCTCTTTGCATGGTATTTATTTTCTGTTTGTTGTTATTTAGGCAGTTGAAGAGGGGCATTGAATGAGCCGATTTTGTAGTAACGGGTTCCGGTTGCAGTCTTTGAAATTTGTTCGATGATGGCAGTTGTAACCCTATTCAGATCAACAAAAAGCACTCCACCACACTTGACGACTGGAAGCAGATTTTTCCCCATAGCGCTTTCCAGCATGTCCCGGCTGGGTTCAGAACCTTTGGCAAATAGTCCACATTGTGCAAACTTGGAGAGCCTTACCAGCCGAGCCGGCAACGGGGGAGCAGTGATATTGATGTTGATCTGAGGAGCCCCGGCAAATGTCGAATCGGCGTTTTTAGGCCATGACTGAGACAGAGCATCAGCTAATGCTTCTGAAAGGTTCCTGATTACTTCTCCTGGACGATCTTTTCCTACGTCTCCTTTTAAGCGCTCCAAGAGCCATTCAGACCAGACAAAGGCAGTTTCCACACTGAGAGGAGACTTACCATATCCGTCGTCGACCAACTTCGCCAAGGGATTGCTTTCTTCAAGTTTCATGATGCTTTGCTGAAGGAATTAACGAATATTTGCCACTGAACGGGGAGCCACGTTTTTGTAGTAGTCTTCGAGGAACTCGGAGAGCAGGAACCGGGGGCGCGTCAACCCGCAAACGACGTGCGTTCGAATCTTTCCGGCTTTTACCCATTTCGCCGCATTGATGGCGTGAATAGGCTTTTCTCCGGTTTTCTCACGGGCGGCCTTGCATACTTGAGCAAGGGACATTGTCTGTTCGTACTGTTGTTCTTTCATAGTTGTTTATAAAAAGGAGTTAATGGCGAAATAGGCGATTGTTCCGAACCCTGTTACCAGGGCACAAAAGACAAGGTTCTGGACGATTCCAGGCCGGGGCTTGAGGTCATTTTCCGGCAGGTCCATTGGGTAACCGTAGAGCTTTTCCATTTTTGCGTCGCGGTCTCGGCGCATCCAGTATTGTTCATTCGTCATTTTTCTCATTGTTGTTTGGGGTTGGGTTTAAAGCTCGTACCAACCGAGCCGCTTTAGTTCTTCAATCAGGGATTCTTCCATAGTTCAGTCTCTATGGCCGTCAGGATTGTCCGTCGTGGCGTGATCCCGTTCGTACTGCACAAGAGCGTTTTCGAGGGCTGCAGCTGCGGTCTCATGCTCGTTCATGAGCCGTTCGGCTTCTCCATGGCTCACAGCTACGTCGTCCACTCGGATGCAGCGGTCTTCGGTGTCGTATTCGATAATCATATTTACCTTTCTTTTTTTGGATATTATCGCTCTAACAAATCAAGATTTACTATTTCAGCAGAAGAATTCAACAAAATATTTCCTATTTTGTCATTTTCCTTGGATCAAACCGCCGATTTCTTGGTTTCAGAATGCTTGTCCTTGCGGGGTTGGGGAAGCTTGCTGGGAGTGATTAAACGGTCGCGATTGAAAAGTAGATGGCCGCTGGAATTGACAGCGGAAGACACAGCTTCCTGCGGCGAACATTTCAGTTTGGCGGAAATGCCCAGTAACAGAAGTTTTCCTGCTTCCGTCAGGTCTTCCATATTGATTTCAATGGTTGATGGTTTCATCGTTTCGTGTGGTTGACGAACTCATATTTATCAGTTTTTTCTGATATGTCAACAGAAGATTATCAGGAAAACCTTTCAATTAGAACCTTTACATATCAGAAAAAACTGATAAGTTATTGGCATGCCAACGAAAGAAGAAATCACACAGTGGCTCAAAAAAACTGGACGGGATCGTTTTTGGCTAGCGGAGAAATGTCTGGTCTCTTACAAGCACCTGAACAACTGGTTTTCTAAAAACGGGAAAATACCAGATGCAAAACTTGTTATCATTCAAAAACTCATGGCAGAAACTCAAGCCCCCCCTTATGAAATAGAGGACAAGGGAAACATGAGCAAGCTCTTCATCACCCTGGACCCGGAATCACAAGATGCTATATTGGCGGAATGTCGTCGCCTGAACATCACCCTTTCTGCATATTGCTCTCTAGTGGTGGAATGGTGTGCCACTACTCCAGAGGGTCATGCTGTGATTGAATCTCTCATCAAGGGTACTCCTCTTCCCTCTGTCATCATGAACCTGGATCCGCTTATTTCCGGAGAAAAAGAAGATGCCCGCAAGCAGTTTGTCCCGGTGGAAGCATTCCCCTCTACAATATCAACCAGCAACCAAAGATACAATCTGTCCGTGATCGGCAATATCGCTGCTGGCGGATTGCAGGCTGGTGACACCATTCCTTATCACATCACCGCAAACCGTCCCCTGGGAAAGGACGAATACGTCTTGCGCGTCGAAGGCAAGAGCATGGAGCCTACTATTAAGGACGGAGCGCTTGTTATTATGCGCAAGCACACTATACCTCCCACACCAAAACCCGGCACGATCGTGGAATACTACGATGAACGAGGCGTGACTCTCAAAAAACTGGCCAGAAAGAAGAATCCAGAAACTGGGAAGATGGACTACGTCCTACACCCCCTCAACCCGGAGTTTGGAGATATCGAACCGATGGACGGGGGCAAAATATCCGCTATTTATGTGGAAACATTGAACCAATGGGAGAAAGCTTAGCTTAAAGATAATTTTATTAACGACATTAACAAAATGCACAAAATTAACCATCTTTGTATATGGTCTATTGCGATTTTACTTATTGCATCAAAAATTATTCTTTCTATTTATCCTCTCAAAACTCCGTTTTTTATTTTTTGGGTAGTCGTAGGAAGTTGTATTTTATCTATCATAAGAATTGGATTACCTATTCAAAATAAGGAATTAAAAAATCAACCAGAACAAAAAAATCAAGAATCAATAGAATCAATAACGGAAGAAAATGAAAGATGGATTCGTGATCAGTGTTTGGAAAAAGAAACAGCTTGGGCAAAATCGCTCTACTCCATATCTGCTTTATTACTTTCTGGTTGTGTTTATGTATTATATAATAAAACAGTACATCAACCAGAGTTTATATCGTGCATTGTATTTCTTGCAATAATGGCAATACTTAATATAGTTTCATCATCAATTTTACACTTATCAGAATTCTTTTATTTATCATATCCATGGCAAGAACACACGGCCCTTCATAAATTTCTACATCACATCAATATCAAGTTAACGGCTTACTGGCATATGCCTTCCCTGTTCTTCTGCTTAGCTCAAGCAACCACAGCCATTTATGCAGTCCTCTTACTTGCTTACGAAAACTAACAACAAAACTATTTATTCCTGCCCCCCCGACCAAAATAAAACACCACTTACAATCAAAATACTATCATAAACAACGGCGCCGTGTTCGTAGAAACATTGAAAGATTGGCGGAAAAAGAGTCTCCCTACCTTTTGATATATGTCTTATTCCCATTCCTGTTGATGTAGTATCTACCTCCACGCGGCCCTGTATAAATGGTACGCGCCTTTGAATCCGTACTACTGCTTGGAGTGAACACATCATCCAGGAAGGGCTCGTAACGCGGTTTTGAATAAGGCCCACTTGGAACCGTTGGTATTCTTCCACCCTCAGAGGTGGGATCATAAGTCAATTCTGACTGCCGGATTTTTATTTTAGGAATCTTCCAACACAATTTACAGCAATCTGCCGTTCTAAGCTGGTTAAATGACCCTTGCCCCACACCATAATACCGGCATCCTGGAAGGTGTGTCTTTCCCGTCGAACTGATCCAGTAAGAAATTTTCTTATCGCTCTTTTCGGCGGCCGCACCACCCCTTTTTCCGGCTCTCCATTCCCACGGGGGAATTGGATTCGGCTCTCCCCATAGTCCCCTTTTGTCTTTCCGAGCGTCTATTTCAAGCGAGGCAAGCCCATAACTATTTGAGTACTTTTTAAAATGCCATGCCCACCCTTCTTTGACCATTTCATAGTTGATGAAAGAAGCATTGTACAAAACCAGTCCAAGAATGCGCCCGTATTTATCCCGCTTCGTATATTGAACCGTCACGGTTTCTCCCCAGAGTAGCTTCTTCAATGAGTATTTAGCTCCACTGTATCCATCTTGCCCCTTTTCCGGTGCGTCAATCCCGTCCAGGCGAACTTTATGAGCAACCTTCTCTTTTGGCGTTTTCTCCAAAACAGTAATTGTATCACCATCAGTTACATCAATCACAATTCCCCTGATGGTTTCACCAAAGGCAAGGCAGGAGCTTATTATGAAAAATAGCAACCATCTCATAAAAAGATGATATAATGCAAACAACTACAACAAGCAACAACTCTTTAGAGAATAGCTACACGATAATAGAGCCTCGATCTTTCCTTATTTGGCAAACGCTTACCATAATAGGAACATTTTAGTATTAAGTTATTCCTAAAAAGTAGAATCATCAGAAAAAACTTGCCGCTGTTTGCCATTTGGGAAAAATGCCCACATGGATGACATAAAAGACAAAATCCGGGTGTTCCTGAAGGATATGGAAATGAGCAGAGAGGTTTTTGCCGATCTTTGTGGCGTCAGCAAGAGTCAAGTTGATAAGTGGCTTTCCTACCTTCCAATTCCCGAAGCACGGCAACGTGTCATTGAGCGCATTATGAAGGAAGAACATAGCCGTCGTCAAAAGAGTCAGCATGACCCTGACATGGACATTATTGAGGTTCCCTTTCCTCGAAGCCAATTTGACCGGGTTCGAATGACGGCGGACATCCATGGTATGACGATTGAAAAATGGGCTTCCAGGACGCTTATTGCACTCTCCAATGTACCGCATCATAATTTATGATCCCATATTCCCTGAAGTATCTTTTTAATACTTGTCTAGACACTACAAAACAAGAGCAGGAAAACCTGCTTAATTAACAATTATATCTTTATTGAAAGATCTGTGTAATCATCCTTGCAATATCCGTCATGTCTTTTATTTGAGGTAAAACCTGTGTCAAGGAAGTCCAGTAGGATTTCAATCTATATGGTTTGGGCTTATTTCCTTTTATCTCAGATTCTAAATCATTAAAATACTCAATAGCTTCTTGATTTCCCGATTCATTAACTATTGTTTTCAATCTGGATAAAACATTATCTAAATCTTTATCAAGATAAGTATTCATTGAATTATTTAAATGAATCCCGGTAACGACAGTAGAATTATTAATATTTTTAATAATCATATTTGAATCTTTATTTTCTTCATCTTCCTTTTTCATTTTGTTAATTATGAGACGTTCAAATTCATAAACTTCAGTAACTATAAATGTTTTAACCATTGCTGCTTCATATTTTTCTACACTTTCGACAACCTTAAAACATGATTCATAATCTCCTCTTATGCCCCTCCACATCTGGCTCAGCATATTCACGGTCCTTACTAATTCGAACACTAGATTACTAGAATAGTATTCATTTATATATTCTTCACATGTTGATTTAGTAGAAATATAATAGAAAATTTGAGTTAAAGCACCTAGCTTTTCGTCTTTATTGATTGGTATATTCACTCCTAATCCTTCACCATACTTCCCTTTTCGAGGATTAGCACTTATCCACTCTTTCACGTTATCGAGGGGATATAAATTCAGAAGCTCATCTAGAAACAAACCACCTTTAATTTCTTTTATATACCCCATTAATTCTTTTATGGCATACTCAATATCATAAAATTTATTTAATTTCTTAAAGTTGGAAAAAGAATTTTCTATTATTTGCAGGTAATTCTTCATATTCTTAGGTTTTTTAAATAGTGTATTCTTAAATTGCTAATTACCTAAAAATATAAAAATATTTTTTATTGCAAGAAGATTCAAATATTAATTTTCGTCTTCAGGGAAAATCTGCCAATAGGCGGGCACCTCTTCCGGGTTGCAGGCCGTCAGGTAGTATTTGATCGTCGTCTTGCTGGTGGTGTGCCCCATGTTTTCCAGCAAGCCGTACGTGTCCCGATGGGCGGCCAGCCAGTAAGAAGCGTAGGAGTGGCGGCAAACGTCGTTTAAATGGCTGATGCCGGCTCCCCGGCGCACTGCCTGCCATTTGCGCTGCCAGTTCTTCGGGGCGAGCTTCCCGGAGCGTTTTTCTGGCGGTACGGTTTCCAGCCACGCCTTGAGATTTGGTTCAATCCGCACCAGCCGCACGGAGTTGGTTTTGCTGACCTCTGGTTCAATCCTGATATAGCCATGGGCCAGTTTGACGTGTTCCCATGTCAATGCCGTGACCTCTTCAGGCCGGACGCCGGCAAAGAGCAGGACGGCCACTGCTATTTCCATGTCCGCCGCATTTACACGCAGGTTTTCCGGCATAGTCCCATCTCCGGAATAGTCCCGGCAGGCATCCAGCAGAGAATGAGCCTGCGCCGGCGTAAGAATGGAAATAGGCGCCCGCTGGTGCTTACGTTGCTTGATTCCTTCGGCGGGGGACTGCACAGCATACTTCTTACTGATGGCCCAGGCAAAAAACGGCTTAATGTGGCGCAATGCGGAATTATATGAAGGAGGAGTCGTTTTCCATCCGGCCAACCATTTTTCAAATTCATCCGGCGTTACGTCGTCAATCAAGCAATCTCCAAACACAGAAGTGAAGGCGCCTAAAACCTGTCTTACACGGGTCCGGTAATGAGAAGAGGCATCTTGCATCGTATCACGGTAAAGAGGCTCAAGAATGGAGATTTTGCGGGCATCGCTGGCCCGATGCCGTGCAATGTAATAGTCAATGACATCCTTGAGCGTCACATCGAACGGGGCTAAACGGGCAAGTTCTTCGATGACGGCATCATATTCTGGTCTCGTCATCAATGTTTCTCCTAAGCGCAGCCCCGCAGCCACATCTTCCAGGTTGGTGATATATCCCATTGCTTCCGCCTTGGTCGGGAAATACTTTGTTTCCCTCTTTCCGGTGCCGGAAAGCCTGGCAGGAATGCGAACCTGCCAGCGTCCGCTTTGAGCGTGCTTCACCGGAGTTATTTTCAGGCGTTTCAT